GACCCGGTGACCACGCAGAAGCGCTTCTCGCAATACTGGCCCGCCTCGACGCTGGCTGGTGACGCGGTGGCTATCGTCTGTGACGATCCGGATACCGTCTTCAAGGCGGTGGTCTGCTCGTCCGGTACGACGGTTGCCTCGGGCGCGCTGTCGCTGGTTGGCACCAACCTGAGCATGGTCAACAACACGGGCTCCACCGCCACGGGCAACTCGGCCAACGCCGTGCTGGCCCCTGCGGCTACCCCGGTGTCCACGATCCTGCCGGTGCGCTGCGTGGGCGTGGTGGATGACACTGCGTTCTCCGTCTCGGCTGCGGGTTCTTCGTCTGGCACCACCATCACCCTCACGGGTACGGGCCTGCCTGCGGCGATCCCAGTCGGCACCAGCGTGGCGTATATCGCTGCAAACGGGCAGATCATCGAGACCTCGTCCTTCGTGGCAACCGCCGCGTCGGCTGGGGCGACCTCGGTGACGCTCAATGCGGCCATCGCGGTTCCTGGCGGCGTGACGGCAATCCCGGCAGCTTCGACCATCGTTTTCACGCAGTACCCCGAGGTGCTGGTGAAGGTCAACCTGCTGGTCCACGGTTACTACAGCAGCGCGACTGCCTAAAGGAGCACTCACATGGCAATCTCTCGTGCCCAACTTCTCAAGGAACTGCTCCCTGGCCTGAACGCTCTGTTCGGCATGGAGTACAAGCGCTACGGCGAAGAACACAAGGAAATCTACGAACAGGAGAGTTCCGAGCGTTCATTTGAAGAGGAGACCAAGCTCTCCGGCTTCAGCGCCGCACCGGTCAAGAACGAAGGTTCGGCCATTCGCTACGACAACGCCCAAGAGGCTTGGACGGCGCGCTACAACCACGAGACCATCGCTATGGGTTTCGCCATCACCGAAGAGGCGATGGAAGACAACCTGTACGACTCGCTGTCGCAGCGCTACACCAAGGCCCTCGCCCGGGGCATGGCGTACACGAAGCAAGTGAAGGCTGCGGCCATCCTGAACAGCGGATTCTCCAGCGCCGTCACGTACGGCGACGGTCAGGCTCTGTTCAGCACGGCGCATCCGCTCACGAGCGGCGGGACCAACAGCAACCGCCCGACCACCGGCTCTGACCTGAACGAGACTTCCCTGGAAGCCGCCGTCATTCAGATCGCCGGTTGGACGGACGAGCGTGGCCTGCTGATCGCAGCCAAGCCCCGCAAGCTGATCGTTCCGCCGAGCCTGATGTTCGTTGCCACCCGCCTGCTGGAGACCTCTCTGCGCGTCGGGACCACTGACAACGACATCAACGCGCTGAAGAGCAACGGTTCGATCCCGGAAGGGTACACCGTGAACCACTTCTTGACCGACACGAACGCATGGTTCCTCAAGACCGACGTTCCCAACGGCCTGAAGCATTTCGTGCGCGTGGGCATGTCCACCAGCATGGACCCGGACTTCGACACCGGCAACATGCGCTACAAGGCCCGTGAGCGCTATTCTTTCGGCGTCTCGGACCCGCTCGGCATGTTTGCAAGCCCCGGCGCGTAAGGGTTTACCCTCAGAAAAAGGCCCTTCGGGGCCTTTTTTGTTGTCTTTTGCGTTACAAAGCCAAAGAAGGCTTGACCCCAGACGTTCAGTAGCTTAGTATCGCAGCAAGGAAAACTGCGGCCACGCCTGAAATAACAGGGCTGAGCAGCGGCGATGCAACAGCCTTCTAAGCCGGAGCGCAGCGCCAATCCTTAAAGCCCGCTTCGGCGGGCTTTTTCTTTTGGGGCTTGCGTAAACGGCGATACTGTGATACAAAAGGGCGTTCCGAGATTCACCCCCAGCCCGCCGACTGACTCGGCAGACCTTCCTCAAGGACGACGGGCGCAGACTGAGGAAAAATTATGGGTTTCTCGACCTTCTCTGGCCCCCTTCGTGCGGGTACGGTGCGCGAAGGCGCGACCGAAAACACCGGCCTCGTGACGCTGACCCAGTCGTTCGACACTGGGAATCTGGCAAATCCGACCGTCATCGGCAACTACGACGCGCTCCTGGGATATCTCCCGGCTGGTGCGCAGATCATCAACATCCTCGTTGACCAAGTGGTGGCGGTGGCTGGTGGCGCGACGATGACCATCTCGGTGGGCTCGACCTCCGGCGGCTCGGAACTGATGGCAGGCGTCTCCACGGGCGCTGGTGGCCGCTTCTCGGGTACGGCAACTGCCGCAACTCAACTGGCATGGCAGACCTCGACCACGGCGGATACGGCGGTCTACGTGCGCAACGCCATCACGGTGGCCTCTGCGACCGCTGGTCGAGCAATCGTCACGGTGGCCTACGCCCAACGCGCTTCTGACGGTTCGCGCAATCCGGCCAGCGCTTAATCGTTGACTCTTAAAAGGAGGCCACGATGGGTGGTTTTGCTCCGTTGACGGACAGTGGCACTGGGCGTGCGTCTCTGTGGAAAGCCGTAGATGGCCGCGCCTGTGTAGATACTGCAAACATCACGAACAAAATTCGTGAAGCGTTTGAAAACTACAGCCCCAATACGGAGGGCTCCCGCTGGTCTCAGACGCTGGGTTCTGGTGACCTTGTATTCGTAGACGGCAACGCTGCCGCCGCGTCTTACCTCGTCATCAGCAAGAACCCGCTGGTTGCGGGTCAGCAAACGGACGTTGAATCCACCTTCACGTTCTCCATGCCCATCGAACTGGCTGTTGGCCTTTCGATGTCGCAGCGGACCCTGGGGCAGGAGTTCAGCGTCGAGGTGGTGGATGTGAACGGGGCGCTTCCCGTTCGCTCCGACTTGGCGATCAACGTCATCACCCAGGCTACCACGACGCTGACCGTCGATACGGTGCTGCCGCACAGGCTCTCGGTCGGTTCGTGCATCGGCATTCGGGACTGCTCCAACCAGCTTGCCAACTACCCAGCGCTGGTGGTGGCGACGACGCCGAGTCCGACGCAGTTTACGGCCACCGCTGGCCCTGGCGGCACGATTGCGTCCCAGACCATCACCAACCCGGCTGGTGCGAAGGGCTTCGTGTTCTTCCGCGAACGCCTGGGCCGTGCGCAGAATGGTGTCTCGGAGATTTTCGAGAACGCGACTGCCACCAACGCTTCACTCTACATTCGCTCGGAGTCGGGCGATGTTCTGCCCAGCGGTACGGTAGCTGGCAACCAGTCGGTCACCATTGCAACGACGGCTTCCATCCAGCTTGCTGGCGCAGTCGCGTATCAATACAGTTTTAGCCCAACGTCCGAGTATCGCTTGCTGGTGCAAGCGGATCGCACACAGTGGGCGGACGTTGGTGTGGATGCTGTTGGACAAAGCACTTCGCGTGGCCTGCGCACCCAGGTGTGCCCAGACCCGGGCGAGACCTACAAGCTGCGCTTCCGGTCGAACAACGCCAAGAGCCTGACGGTCCCCAGTGCGCAGATCGTCTCGGCGGTCAAGAGCGCCAGCACCACCGGCACGATCACGACTGATGTAGCTCACGGTTTGGTGACCGGCGACTTGGTTGTGATCTACGGCATCCGCGCACAAGGTGCTGCGGAGTTCCCGAACCTGACCACGGCTACCGCCGTCACGGTCACGGGCGCGACCACGTTCACGATCACCATCGGCACCTCTGGCACCATCACCAGCTACGGCGGCTACGTCGCCAAGGTGCAGGGGGGCAACCTGATGTCGGCCCTCGGTGCGGCGGCGATGGCGATCCAGTCTGCCTCGATGCAGACGCTCGCTGACGGCACGCGCCAGCTTGCCCTGACAATCAGCGCGACGACCGGCTTTGCGGTTGGCGATCTGGTCAACATTGTTGGCGTGCGCGACAACACGACGGGCGCTACGCTCAATCTGGATGGTGCCTGGAAGATCGGCAACGCCTCTGCTGCCTCGCTGTGGCTGGTGCCTCCGACCGGCAGCTACGCCCCGCCGACAGCGTACCCGGCTGATACGCTGGGCACCACGATTGCTGCGGGTTCCAACAACCTCACGCTGCCCCAGGCTACGGTGAACGTGGTATCCACTGCGGGATACCCGGCCTCGGGCTCGTTCTGGGTCAACACCACGCAGGGCTTCCAACTGGTTGCCTACACCGGCACGACGGGCACCTCGTTTACGGGCTGCACGGGCGGCACCGGCCTGCTCCTGACGGGTCAAGCGGTCAATGGTGTGACGCTGTGCGGTGGTGGCGTGATCCGGCGTACGGACCTCCGTGTGTCGTTCGTAAGGCTGTTCGACTACGAGCGGTTCCGCGTTGAAACGCTGGCGCGGCCCACGGGCGACATCTCGGCTGCTGCTCCGGTATCGATCCAAAACACCCCTTCGGTTACGGTTGCTTCCGGCACGATCACGGTCGGCGGCAGCACGAACGAAGACGCGGCGACAACTGTCGGCCCGGTGATTGTTGGAGGTGTAGTTCGCACTGCGGTAGCTCCGACCACGCTGGTTGCTGGTGATGCGGCGCGTCTGACGATGACGACTGGTGCGGCGGCTGTGGTGGCTCCGTATTCGGTCCCCGAAGTCTCGTGGCAGACCCCTGCCAACGTGGGCGGTCTTGTCAACACCGCCACCCCGCTGCAAGTCAAGGAAGCGGCTGGTGCACTGCTGTGCAACTACGTCACGGCCATCGACCTGTTCTCGGAGGCGCTGACCAACGCGACTGACCTGCGCATCCGTGAGCCCGACCTGACCTGCTCTTCGCAGACCATCGCGACCAACACCCTGACGGTCTCCGCCACGCACAACCTGCGCGTCGGTGATGCGGTGGTGTTCACGGCGTCCACGGTGACGGGCATCTCGGCGGGTGTGACGTACTACGTCCTGACCGTGCCCGCGACCACAACGATCACGCTGTCGGCTACCCGGGGCGGCTCGACGCTGGCGATCAGCGGCACGGGCGTGACGGCCACGTTCCACAAGGTGTTGTGGATGACCCGCATTCCGACCACGGGCGTGACGCCTCGGGCGCTTCAGTTCTTGGTCCCGCTGCGCGGCTCGGTCAACACGGCGCTGCAACTTCAGACCGCTACGGCTTCTGGTGCGGGCGCGGTGTACGCTTCTCTCCAGGGGTTCGCAGCACAGTAAGGACGGCCATGAGCATCGATGACCTGATCACGCTCTTACAAAACCGACTCTCTTTCAACGCCCAGCAGCGAGCCGCCGCAGCGCAGCGAGGGGACATCGCTCAAGTGTCTGCACTGGACGCAGATAGCGCCACCACGCAATCCACACTAGACGCCTTGCAGGCGGTGTGACATGGCTAAGTCTCCTGCGTGGCAGCGCAAGGAAGGTAAGTCCGAAGCCGGAGGTTTGAACGCCAAAGGCCGCGCTTCCTACAACAAAGCCAACCCCGGCAAGCCAGGGCTGAAAGCCCCCCAGCCAGAAGGCGGTCCCAGGCGTGATTCATTCTGTGCCCGAATGAGTGGCATGAAAAAGAAGCTGACTTCAGAGAAGACGGCTAATGATCCGAATTCGCGTATCAATAAAAGCCTGAGAGCGTGGAAGTGCTGAGATGGAAAACATCGCAATCTGGAACCTCATTCTGTCGGTCCTCCTTGCTGTGGTCGGATTCTTTATGGCCTCCAAGTTCAAAGAGCTTGATAGGCTGAGCGTCCTGCTCAACCGAACTCGGGAAGAGGTGGCCCGTGACCATATCACTCGGGCAGAGTTTCGGCAGGACATGAATGAGTTACTGAAGCGGCTTGACGCGCTTTCTCTTAAGCTGGACACTCTGCGAGAGCGCAGGGTTCCCCAGGATTAAGCCGTGCCGGTTCAGTCCGAGAAACAGCGCCGGTTCATGTACGCCTCGCTGGCGGGTAAGACAGACGTTCCGCCCAGCGTAGCCAAGAAGTTTGTCGGGCCGAAGGCCCATAACGACGGTGGTGCCGTCAAGGAGCCTCAAATGAAGAAACCCCTTCCCCCCTTCCTGATGAAGAAGAAGGACGAGAAGAAGAAACCCGCTGCCAAGAAGATGATGGGCGGCGGTATGTCCTACGCCAAGGGCGGCGGCATCGAGTCCAAGGGCAAGACCAAGGGCAAGATGGTCAAGATGATGGGCGGAGGTAAGTGCTGATGAAGTCCAAGCGCTACAACGAAGGCGGCGACGTTGATCCTCTTGAGGAGTACAACAAGAGCGAAGGCATCGCTGTCGAGCCGGGGCCGAAGGCTGAACCCGAGCCGGAGAAGCCCAAGGCGGCGAAGCCCCGCCCGAAGCCTGTTGCCAAGGCCGCTGCCCCTGCGAAGCCTGCTCCCGCAGCGGCGGAACCCCCGAAGGCCAAGTCCGAAGGGTACAAAGGTCTCCCTACTGCCGCAGAGCGGTTCTCGGAAATTCGCAAGAAGCTCTCCGATGCCGAGGCAGAAAACGTACGCAAACGCAACGAACGGGCTGAGTCCAGTAAGAAGTCTTTCGGGGACTTCATGAAGGGTGTGAAGCGTCGGTTCGGTACTCAGGCCATGCGGGATGAGGCTAACATGAAGTCGGGTGGTTCGGTGAAAGGCTACACCAAAGGTGGCTCTGTCCGTGGTGGTGGCTGCGAGCAGCGCGGCAAGACCAAAGGGCGGTTCGTGTGAGAAACTCACGCGATATGGGCGCGGTCAACAGGGCGAAGCTCCCCAAGTCCATCGTCCGCCGCGATGGGCCGGAGCCAACCAAGCTGTACGCCGAAGGCGGGGAAGCGAAAGCCAACAACTCCTCGCTCTGGTCTAAGGTCAAGGCTGAAGCCCGCAGCAAGTTCGATGTGTACCCGAGCGCTTACGCAAATGCGTGGGCAGCGAAGGAGTACAAGAAGCGCGGTGGGTCTTGGTCTGGCGCAGACAACCGGGTGAAGAAGCGTGGCTAAGGCAGGGCTTGGCAAGTGGTTTGGCGAGAAGTGGGTCGATGTGAAGACCGGAAAAGCCTGCGGGCGCTCTGGCTCTGAGAAGACCTCACGCGCCTATCCCGCCTGCCGTCCTGCCAAAGCTGCAAGCAAGATGTCTACCGCCCAGAAGCGAGCTATGTCGAGCAAGAAGACTGGCCCCGCCCGCGAGTCGTGGCCCGTAAGCCCGTCTGGAAAGAGTAAGTAATGCCCACCTCCGGCACCGCAACATTTGACCTCGATCTCAACGAGATCGTTGAAGAAGCGTTTGAGCGTTGCGGCTCGGAGTTGCGCACGGGCTACGATCTACGTACGGCGAGGCGTAGCCTTAACCTTCTCTTTGCAGACTGGGCGAACCGGGGGATTAACCTCTGGACCATCGAGCAGGGCCAGCAAGTCCTGACTCCCGGCACGGCAACGTACACGCTGCCTGCTGATACGGTGGACCTGATTGAGCATGTGATCCGTACCGGCGCGGGCAACGTCTCCACGCAGACCGACTTGACCATCACGCGCATCTCAGTCTCCACGTACTCCTCGATTCCCAACAAACTCCAGCAAGCACGCCCGATCCAAGTCTGGATCAACCGGCAGCAAGCCGCTCCGCAATTCACCGTCTGGCCGGTGCCGGATAGCTCGCAGACGTACACGTTCGTGTACTGGCGCTTGCGCAGGATTCAAGACGCCGGGGCTGGTGGGACGTACACACAGGACATCCCGTTCCGCTTTCTGAATGCCTTGGTGGCGGGTTTGGCGTACTACCTGTCGATGAAAATTCCTGGCGCTGAAGACAGGATGCAGGTGCTGAAGGCTCAGTACGACGAAGCGTGGGATTTGGCGAGTACCGAGGACAGAGACCGCTCAGCGGTTCGTTTTGTTCCCCGGCAGTATTTTATTGGCTAGTTATGCCGCACAAAGATCCGCTTGCTGCTAAAGCTGCTAAACGTGCGTACTATTTGGCGCACAAGGAGCAGTTTTATCTAAGCGGGAAGCGCCGCAGAGAAAGGCTTCAACAAGAAGCAAAGGCAAGAAAAGAAGCCGAAGCGTTAATTGTAAAGCCCGTAATCCAACGGGCATGTGTAGACTGTGGTGTAGACATTACGTTTGTGTACAACCCAAAACACGGTCCGCACTGCAAACCATGCGTTTCAGCATATAACAAGGCCTACAGAGAAGCACATGCTGCAACAATTGCCGCTCAAAAAGCCGAATGGAAGCAAGCTAATAAAGAGCGTGTAGCTGCAAAAGACAAAGCATACGCAGAAGCAAACCCAGATAAAAAAATAAAAGCGAGGAAAAAGTGGCTTGCTAACAATCCAGGCAAAGATACTGCCGCAAAAGCATTAAACGCCCAGAAGCGCAAACAGCGTATACCTACTTGGCTATCAGATGAAGACAAATGGGTAGTTGAGCAGGCGTACGAACTTGCTGCGCTACGCACTAAAATGTTTGGTTTTAAGTGGCATGTAGATCACATAATTCCATTAAATGGGAAAAACGTTTCTGGATTGCATGTTCCTACAAATTTACAAGTCGTGCCCTGGGTAGAAAACCTCAAAAAACACAACAAATTTGAGGTGACGCATGGCTAACCGGTTTGCCAATGGTGCTAAAGCATTCGGGTTCTGCGATCTGTGTGGTTTCCGTTTTGACCTGAAGAAGCTCAAGAACCTCGTAGTCAAGACCAAGCAAACGCAGATTCGTGCGTGCCCCCAGTGCTGGACTCCGGATCAGCCGCAGCTTCAGCTTGGCATGTACCCAATTTCAGACCCGCAGGCCATCCGAGACCCCCGGCCTGATACGAATACGTGGCTTCAGTCTGGGACGAACACGCTTGGATTCCCGGGCGAGGGTATGTTGACCATCCAGTGGGGCTGGAACCCGATTGGGGGCTCGCAGGGGTTTGATGCTGCGCTCACGCCAAATACCTTGGTCGGGCGCGGGGAAGTTGGTACAGTAACGGTCACATGACCAAGGAGCCATGATGAAGAAAGATGCGATGGCCGCGCTCCGAGCGCACGCCAAGAAGCCCGCTAAGGAAGCCCACGGCAAGGCCGCTGCCTTCAAGAAGGGTGGTCCCACCTCTGAGGACCGTATGCGCCTGGGCAAGAACATGTCCCGCGCCATGAACCAGAAGACGGGGTGAACCATGAAGAAGACGCAAGCGCCCGCCCCTGCGGGCAAGACTGAGAAGGGTGTCGAGCACCTGAACGTCTCGATTGGCAACGAACGCGCCAAGGCATACCCGGAGGTCAAGACCTCGGGCATCAAGATTCGCGGCACTGGCGCAGCCACCAAGGGCACGATGGCCCGTGGGCCGATGGCGTGAGGGTGTAAATCGTGGCGATGACTTACACGCAGTTGCAGACTGCTGTTCAGGACTACACTGAAAATACCTTCAGTGCGACTGACTTCGCCACGATGGTTCGGCTTGCCGAACAGAAGATTTACAACGCCACTCAGGCCCCGATCACCCGCAAGAACTCGGTGATTCCGCTCGTCATTGGGACGAGTACGGTCAGCCTCCCGGCAGACTTCCTGTCTGCTTTCAGCGTGGCGGTGGTGCTGGCGAACAACAACTGGGAGTACCTCCTGAACAAGGATGTGAACTTCCTGCGCGAGTCGTACCAGAGCCCGACCGTGACGGGGACTCCCAAGTATTACGCCCTGTACGGCAACATCTCCGACCCGCTCGTGCAAACGCTGCAAGTGGCCCCGACGCCCAGCGCTACGCTGAACCTTCAGGTGGCGTACAACGCCTACCCGGAGAGCATCACGACGGCAGCAACGGGCCGGTCATGGCTGGGCGAAAACTACGAGTCGGTGCTGTTTAACGGCGTGATGGCCGAGGCGGCTAGGTTTATGAAGCAAGAGCCTGACATCGTGGCGATGTACGACAAGGAGTTCGTGGCCTCGCTGTCGCTCTTCAAGAACCTCGCGGACGGCAAGAACCGGCAGGATTCCTACCGCAGCGGACAGGCTAAGGTTCAGGTGTCGTAATGATCCTCCAAGGTCTGACCTCTTCGTTCAAGCTGGAGTCCTGGCAGGGTATCCACGACCTCGACACGGACACGCTCAAGTTTGCTCTGTACACGGGCAACGCCACGCTGGACTCCACCACGACGGTTTACACGACCTCCAACGAGGTTGTGGGCGCTGGGTACACGGCTGGTGGCGTGCTGCTGACGGGGGTGGTGCTGACGCTCTCCGGGACTACGGCGTACCTGACCTTCGACAACCCAACGTGGTCGGGGACTTCCTTCATCTGCCGTGGGGCGCTGGTTTACAACTTCAGTAAGGCCGACCGGTCCATCGCAGTCATCGACTTCGGTGACGACAAGACGGCGTCTGGTTCGTTTGTGGTCAACATGCCGGTGGCAACTGCCACTACGGCGCTCATCAGGTTTGCATAAACATGCCGTCCACCTACACCTCCAGACTGCGGTTTACACTGCCTGCAACCGGCGAACTCACGAATGTGTGGGGCAACACGGTCAACAACGGCATCACTGAGCTTGTCGAGTCGGCCATCGCTGGTGCGGCAACGCTGAGCACCTGGGGCGGGGCGGGGGTTGCCTACACGCTGAGCAACAACAACGGCGCGGCGGACGAAGCGCGGTGCATGTTCCTCGTGGCCTCGGGTACGCCGGGGGAGAACAAGAACATCATCTGCCCTGCCGTCACCAAGCTGTACGTGGTGCAGAACAACGTGTCTGGCGGGTTCAGCGTGACGCTGAAGACCTCTGCCGGTACGGGCATCACTGTGCCCAACGGCACGACCATGTTCCTGCGCTGCGACGGAACCGATGTGGTGGACGCCTTCACGCGGGCGTCAAGTTTGTCGCTGGGGACTGCGCTGACTGTTGCAAATGGTGGAACGGGTCAGACAACAGCCTCCGCTGCGTTTAACGCACTGTCGCCTATCACTACTACAGGCGACTTGATACTGGGTAACGGGGTAAACAGCGCAACCCGACTTCCGATAGGTTCAAGCGGTTTTGTACTCACCAGTGACGGAACTACGGCCTCTTGGCAGGCCGCTGTTACTGTGTCTGGGAATAATACGTGGACAGGCATCCAGACGTTTACCAACAGCCTGCTGCGCCTGCTTGGTTCGTCCACTGGTTATACAACCTTTACCAGCCTAAACGTAAGCGCAAGCAACTTTACGCTTACGTTGCCAGCAGCAAACACGACGGTTCCAGTCGCAACACAGGTTCTGACGTTTAGCGGCCCCACGGCGGCGCGGACGATCACATTCCCTGACGCCAACTTCACCGCAGCGCGAACGGACGCGGCCAACTCTTTCACTGGCACGCAGACATTCCTAGGTTCTGTAGTCCCCGCAACGCTGACAGCCGACTCGGTGGGGTACACGGGTACGCCCCTCAACGAGCAGTCTACTGCGTACACCCTGGTAGCCGCAGATGCTGGTAAATCTGTTGTCCACCCGATCAGCGACAACAACGCCAGAACGTTCACCATCCCGGCCAACGGCTCGGTAGCCTATCCAGTGGGCACCACGATCACGTTCATCAACATGATCAACACCGTGACGATTGCGATCACGACGGATACGATGTACCTCGCGGGCGCGGGCACCACGGGCAGCAGAACGCTCGCTGCCTACGGCATGGCAACGGCAGTCAAGATGACCAGCACGACTTGGATCATCAGCGGAAACGGGCTCACTTAAAATGGCTGGCATCCTTCAAACGCTGATTGGTTCGCTCGCAGGGATTACTGCGCCTTCTACTGTCGAGTACCTTGTAATTGCTGGAGGTGGTTCTGGCGGCGGAAACCTTGGTGGTGGTGGTGGGGCGGGCGGTTACCGCACGGCGGCTGGCTTTTCCGTAACTGCTGGTACCAGCTATACCGTAACAGTCGGGGCAGGTGCAGCGGCAAGCGGTAACGGTTCGCCGGGTACCCAAGGCAGCAACTCTGTATTTAGCACCGTTACTTCTGACGGCGGCGGCGGCGGCTCATACGCCTCTTTACCGTCACCCGCAGCGGGGAATGGCGGCTCTGGTGGCGGTGGGGCCTATGGTAGCGGCGCAGGTGGCACCGCTACATCTGGCCAAGGAAACAATGGCGGCGCGTCTGCTGGCCCTAACGCCGCAACAAACAGTGCGGGCGGCGGCGGCGCAGGTGCAGTTGGCGCAGATGGCACAGCTTTTAGTGGCGTTACACCTATTGCGGGCGGGAATGGCGGCGCAGGCTCGGCTTCAAGTATCACTGGGACATCTGTGACTCGTGCTGGCGGCGGCGGCGGCGGCGGGTATCTCACAAATGGAGGCTCTGGAGGCTCTGGCGGTGGCGGGGCTGGAGGAAACGGGACATCTGGCGGGCAGGCAAACCCTGTCGCCGGAAGCGCCAACACGGGCAGTGGAGGGGGTGGGGGATATAACGAC